TGAAGGATAATGTTACTCAAAATTCTGAGTTTCGTATAAAATGGCCGTTGGGAGAATTGGGTTCGCTGCCTGATGATGCAGAACAAAATATGCGGTTAAATTTTGTTGAACAAGATGTTGCAAGAATGGAAAAGTATATAGATGATTTAAGACTTGAGGCCGCTAGGATATTAGGATCTACGGAAGTTTATAGGGATGGGTCAGCCCCAAACAATTAAGGAGACATAATGAAATCAGCTTTAATAACCGGCGTTACAGGACAAGACGGTTCTTATTTAGCAGAATTACTATTGGAAAAGGATTACAAGGTAATAGGGCTAAAACGACGTACTAGTACCGACAATCTTGAAAGACTTTCTAAATGTATTAATCATCCGAACTTTTCTATTATCGAAGGAGAAGTTGCGGATTCTGGATGTGTTTACAAACTTGTCGATAAATATAAGCCAGATGAGATTTACAATCTTGCCGCGCAGTCACACGTAGGAACATCGTTTGAACAACCCGACTTTACTTTTCAAGTTAACGCTTTGGGACCGCTGCACTTTCTAGAGGCTATTCGACGTTTCTCACCAAATACAAAATTTTATCAAGCATCAACAAGTGAAATGTTTGGAAAGAATTATACTGAAAAAAATTATGATACATATGACGAAATGTATGACAGTGGTTCTCACAAAGTAGTAGAAGGTATGTATCAAGATGAAGATACTGTTTTTATGCCTCAGTCTCCTTATTCTATAGCTAAAACAGCAGCACATCATCTTGTACGTATATATAGAGAAGCATATGGCGTTTTTGGATGTTGTGGAATTTTATTTAACCATGAAAGCGAAAGAAGGGGAGAACACTTTGTTACTCGTAAAATTACCAAATGGATTGGTGAATTTATGGCATGGGTTCAGAGACATAATGTTCAATATTCAGACTTGGTTTTTGATAAAGACGAAGTGTACATACCCGGAAGAATATCTAAGGATCAAGGTTTTCAATTTCCTAAGCTACGTCTAGGTAATCTTGAAGCTCGTAGAGACTGGGGTCATGCAGAGGATTATGTTGTTGCTATGTATAGCATGTTACAAAAAGAAAATCCTGATGATTATGTTATTGCTACAGGTAAAACATATTCAATTAAAGAATTTTTGAATGAAGCTTTTTCTTCAATTGATATATGGGATTGGGAGAATTATATTGTTATAGACCCTAAGTTTTATAGACCAGCAGAAGTTGAATATCTTCTTGGTCTTCCAACGAAGGCTCGTGATGGTCTTGGCTGGATTCCTAAGATTGAATTTCAAGAATTAGTACGCTTAATGGTGGATCACGATATTAATGAGGCACAGAAATTGGAATGATCCCGCTTACGCTCAATGGCGTAAAGATATTCGTAAGCGAGATAATAATAAATGTCGATGGCCCGGTTGTAACTCTAGAAGAAGGCTAGAGGTGCATCATATCAAAAAATGGGAGAGCCATCCGGCTCTTCATTATTCTATTAATAACGGTATTACTTTGTGCAAATCCTGTCATCAAAAGATTAAGGGGAATGAAGAAAATTATGAGTTATTTTTCTTAAAACTTTTAGAGTGGGGGGCAAAATGACTAGATTTACCGTCATACGTGATTCAAGAGAGAAAAAAGGTCATGGATGGTGGTATGATGAAAATCCTTATTGTATAGGTACTGAAGTTGAGAAACTAAACGTAGGTGATTACAGCATAAAGGATAAAGAGCATATACTGTGTATAGAAAGAAAGGAATCGGTTTCAGAGTTTGCAGGAAACTGTGGGGAAAAGAGATTTTTGCGAGAATTAAAAGCGATGTCTTCTTTTCCTCATGCCTTTCTTTTGCTTGAGTTTGGTTGGCATCAAATAGAACAATATCCAATAGGTTCCAGCGTTCCTAAATCAAAGTGGCAAGATATACGTATTAAAGGTAAATATATGATGAGGGTTATTGTTTCAGCACAGATAGAACATGGTATTCATGTTATGGCATGTGGTGATAAGAAAAGAGCTGAAGAAATAGCATTTAGAATAATGAGGCATGTCGATGACTTATAACGTAGAAAATCCTGAACACGCTTGGTTGAATTTAACCAATGAAGACATCAGCGACATTAAGAATCCCCTGATTGATTTAAGTCAAAAACAAAAAGATAATTTACATTTATATATTCTTTCTTTAATGCAACAGCCTAAATATTTTCAATGGACAGTTAAAAGACTATTGAATATTGAACTTCTTCCCGAACAGGTTGTAATATTGCAAGAGCTTTGGAATCGTGCTTTTCCAATGTATATAGCAAGTCGTGGATTTGGTAAATCTTTTCTATTGGCGGTATATGGAATTTTAAAATGTATTCTTATTCCAGAAACTAAGATTGTTATAGTGGGTGCAGCTTTTAGACAAAGCAAAATCATTTTTGAATATATGGATACTATATGGAGAAATGCTCCCATTTTACGAAGTGTATGCTCTGACAATAGTGGTCCTCGTCGTGACGTAGATAGATGTACAATGAGAATTAATGATAGTTGGTCTATAGCAGTACCTTTAGGAGATGGAAGTAAGATTAGAGGTTTACGTGCTCATACTATTATTGCTGACGAATTTAATAGTATCCCTGTAGATATTTATGAAACTGTTGTGGCTGGTTTTACGGCAGTTTCTGCGAATCCTACTCATAATGTTAAACAGGCAGCTAAAAGAAAGCTATTGCAAGATTCTGGTAGATGGGATAAAGAAATGGAAATGGATTATAAAGATCGACAAACTAACCAATCAATTATAGCAGGAACTTGTGGCTATGGCTTTGAACACTTTGCTTCGTATTGGAAAAAATATAAATCGACTATTCAAACTAAGGGTGATTTTCAAAAGGCAGCAGAAGAGGCTGGAGATGAAATATTAGATAATGTTCCTGAATATATGAAGCGTTTAGATTGGAAATCATTTTCTATTATACGTATTCCTTACGAATTAATTCCTGAAGGATTTATGGATGATCAGCAGGTTGCTAGATCTAGGGCAACAATGCACAATGGCATTTATCAGATGGAGTATGGCGCATGTTTTACATCAGATAGCCAAGGATTCTTTAAAAGAAGTTTGATTGAGGGTTGTGTTGCTCATGATCGTAATTGTTCTAGTCCGGGATGGGCTCCTTGGTGTTCTAGTCCTTTCGATCCTATGACTAGAGGTAATCCCGATTTAAAATATGTTATGGGAATTGATCCTGCTTCTGAGCAAGATAATTTTGCGCTTGTAATGATCGAAATACACCCGGAGCATCATAGGGTAGTTTATACGTGGACTACTAATAAAAAGGACTTTCAGAGCCGTAAACGGATTGGTCTGACAGATGAGAATGATTATTATAGTTTTTGTTGTAGAAAAATTCGAGAACTATATAAGGCGTTTCCTTGTGTTCGTATAGGTATAGATTCACAGGGTGGTGGCTATGCTATTGCAGAGGGATTAAGAGATCATGATAAGATGTTTACTGGAGAACGACCTATACTTCCCATTATTGAAGATAAAAAAGAAAAAGATACTGATCGAGTTGCTGGCGACCATATTATTGAACTGATTAACTTTGCTAAAGCAGAATGGACTTCTCAAGCTAATCATGGACTTAGAAAAGATATGGAAGATAAAGTATTGTTATTTCCTAGATTTGATACTTTAAGTTTAAGCTTAATGAGTGAAAAGGACAAGATTTCTTTTAAACAGTTAAAAGACAAAGTGGGAGAATCAAGCGCATTGCGACTATATGATACTCTAGAAGATGCGGTTATGGAAGTTGAAGAACTTAAGGATGAATTAGTAACCATCGTAGTTTCTGTAACTGCTGGAGGTCGAGAAAGATTTGATACTCCAGAAATTAAGACAGACACTGGTAAAAAAGGACGCTTGCGTAAAGATCGTTACAGTGCTTTAGTTATGGCAAACATGCTCGCTAGAGAACTTCAGAGAGAAATTCCGGGGCCAGCATATAATAATATTGGAACTGTTATTTCTCCCGGAGTCTATCAGTTTACTCCCTCTAATCAAATGTATGTAGGTCAAGAATGGGCTGCGAACATGAATCAGAATACTTGTTTTGCAATTAGACGAGATTAAAAAAAATGGTGTACTACCTCAATAGGTATTGATATATAATTCAATCACTATTACTTTTATAGGGAACTCAAAGTGGCAAAAAAACCTTCTCCAAATGCTAAACAAAATTTTCCTTCTGATGGTCCAGCTTATGTGAGTTGGGCGGGTAATGAGGAACAGCAAACACGTAATTTGAAAATATATACACAAGCTATTCAAGAAGCTGCCACTGCTGGATATTCTTCTAGAACTAGAAACTTTTCAGATCTGACTACTACTTTAAGTGGTAGACCCGGTCTTCGTGATTCTGACTATGATTATTTTAGACCAGATCAAAAAGTTCCTGAAACTCATAAAGACATTATTTCTTTTGCTAGGAAAGCTTATAGAAGAATAGGTTTGATTAGAAATGCCATTGATCTTATGGGTGATTTTGCTTGCCAAGGTGTACGTTTAGTTCATCAGAACAAACGCATAGAGAAGTTCTATAATGAGTGGTTTACTCGTGTTAGAGGAAAAGAAACTTCTGAAAGACTTTGTAATCTTTTGTTCCGAGAGGCAAACGTTCCCATAAGAATGCGTACTGCCAAAATAAATAAGCAAAAACGATTAGAAATGCAACGTTCAGTTGCCTCTCCTGATATGTATGCTGATATTAAAGTTTCTGATTTTTCTAAGGGCGAAATTCCTTGGCAGTACTCTTTTCTTGATCCATTAACTGTAGAAGTTGTAGGTGGTTCTCTCTCTTCACTAAGCGGAGAACGTAGATATATAATAAAACTTCCACGGCATATTGCAAATATGATTAGAAAGCTTCGTAATTCTGATAATCCCCTTGAGAAAGATATTTTAAATAAAATTCCTCCTGAAATTTTACAAGCTGCTGAAAATAATCAAGGAGTCTTACTTCCTCCCGAAAAGACCTTTGTTTATTTTTATAAAAAAGACGATTGGCAAGAATGGGCCGATCCTATGACTTATGCATGTTTTAATGACCTCATTCTATACGAACGCCTTAAGTTAGCTGATAAAACAGCTCTTGATGGCGCTATTTCTAAAATTCGTATTTTTAAGCTTGGTAATTTAGAGCATAAGCTTGCACCTACTCCAGCTGCTGCTTCAACATTACAATCAATTTTGGGAGCTAATGTTGGTGGTGGTACTACTGACATAGTATGGGGGCCGGATATTGAACTCATCGAAACTGGAACAGACGTACAGCGATTCTTGGGTGAAGAAAAATATCGTCCTACATTAATGGCTATTTATGCATGTTTGGGTATTCCTCCCACATTGACTGGAACGTTCGGAGCTTCAGGAACAACGAATAATTTTATTTCTTTAAAAACACTAACAGAACGTTTAAGTTATGTGCGTAATATAGTATTGCAGTTCTGGAGTCATCAACTTAGGATTGTTCAAACTACGATGGGTTTTAGATTTCCTGCACAGGTTGAATTTGATTTTATGTATTTAGATGATCCTGCCGCTATGACAAATCTATTACTATCAATGGCTGATAGAAATATTATAAGTGACGAATTTGTTCAACGACATATTAAAGCTAAACCAGAAATTGAGCAAAGAAGAGTTCTGTCCGAAAACAAAGGTAGAGATACTAAAAATATGGAAAAAGTTAGCCCATATCATTCTGTTGACAAACAACATAATCTAGAAAAGATAGCGTTGCAAACTGGTGTTGCATCTCCTAGTCAGGTTGGTGTTGAGCTTAAAGAGAAGAATGGTGATGAGTCTGCATTAGAGATGCGACGACCTAAAGATGCTGGTCCGGGGAATAATAATGGACCATCTAAAAATCCAAATGTTGAACAACCGGGACGCCCTAAGAATTCACGCGATATAGAAAAAAGAAAACAAAAAGAGTTTAAACCTAAGAATAAAGCTTCAATAGAGTTATGGGCTAAAGACGCACAAGTTAAAATATCTAAGATTCTTAATCCGGGAATACTTAATCAATTTGATAAGAAAAATATGCGTAGCTTAACAGCTCAAGAATTTGATCAATCAGAACAAATTAAATTTTCTATTTTATATAATTTAGATTATTTACAAACAACAGATGAGAAGTCTATTTATGCAGGATTAAACAAAAAGTTGCCGGATGGTGTACTTGAGAAGTGTGAAGAGTGGATCACTAACGCTAAGAATGATATTAATAGAAAATTGAGTATCGAAGAGATTAGAAATATACGTGCTACTTTCTATGCTGAACATTATGTTGCTGAAGGAAAATATGCTTATAAAAACCCAATCACTGGTGAGATTTATTATTATTCTCGAAGGGGAGTTTATAAAAAGGATGGTAAATTATTAATATTTGTTAATAACCCATAAGGCATTCGCATGACTGATAAAATACAAGTTTTTCAAGCCGAACAAGACGCCGGTTTAGAACATCTTATTGAAGCTAATGCGTCTATAGCGTATGAAGCCCCATTGTGGTCAGAAGCCTTGTTACGCCATGATCAGGAAAATGAAATACTTACATCAATAGATTCTAAGCCTTTAAAAACTTTGCCATACACAGGATACAAGAAGCTTCCCTTTCCTACTGCAAAGGCTTCTAAGAATGATTCAGATATCTATCATGTGTACTCTATTTTAGTTAGTACTTCTTGGAATAAGAATGATGATGTTTTTGATAAAGATGAGGTATGGGCATCTAAACACACGCCTAAATATAAGCCTACTAATTTAGAACATGACGAGAAACAAATTGTTGGTGGGATTATTGATAATTGGGCTGTTGATGATAATTTTAATTTAATTGATGAAAACTTAGATACTAAAGAGCTTCCGGATCGCTATCATATATTGGTATCGTCCGTTATATACAAACAATGGCAAGACCCAGAATATCGTGATCGTGTTTTGGACCTTATTGAACAAATTGAAGCAGGTACTAAGTATGTTTCAATGGAATGTATTTTTAGAGGATTTGATTATGCTGTAGTTGATCCAAAAGGTAAAAATCATATAATAGCTAGAAATGATGAAACCGCATTTTTAACACAGCATTTACGGTCTTATGGTGGAACTGGTGCTTATCAAGATCATCAGGTAGGTAGGCTGTTACGAAATATTACATTTAGCGGTAAGGGTTTTGTAAATAAGCCAGCAAATCCCGAAAGTGTTATTTTTGATAAAAATAAAACCTTTGAGTTCAACAAGGCTTCTATTTCGTCTAAAAACATCCTTTTTAATAAAAATGGTGTAGTTAAGAAAGTAGACAATCCTAATATTTTGAATAAACAGGAGAGCTATAATATGTCAAATGAAATTTTAAACGATCAAGTCGCAGACCTGAAGGCGAGTCTTGAATCTGTGAAAGCAGAGAATAAGGCTTTGACCGATAAGCTTGCTGAAGCAAATGTAGAAAAGTATGAGCAGAGCATTGAAGAATTGAACGATCAACTTAAAGTTAGAGCTGAAGAAGTTGAAGCTTTGACCAAAGAATTGGAAGATTCTAAGACAATATCTGCTGAACTTACTACTAAATTTGAGACGGTTACCGAAGCCCATGATAAACTAGAATCTAGAATTGCAGAAATGGACGCCGCTGAAAAAGCTCGTTCTAGAAAATCTGCTCTTATTGAAGCTGGCCTATCTGATGAAGAGGCTGAAGCAAAAGTCGAGACTTTTGAAAGTCTTAGCGATGAGCAGTTTACAGTATTGGCTGAAACTTTTGCAGTTTATACCAAAACACCTGAAGTGGAAGCTCAAGCTACTACATCAGAGGTTGAAGCAAAAGAAGCTGTTGATACAATTGAAGATACTGAGGCTTCTGAAGAAAAAGCAGATGAAGAAGTTTTAGAAACTGTACAGGCTGAAGAGGCTTCTACGTTGGTAGTTGAATCAGACTCTAGTGTTGATTCAGATGATGGTATTGAAGTGGTGCGTGCTGGTCTTCAAGATTGGGTACAAGCCGTTATTTTAAACAATAATTCAAATTCGGGAGAGTAAACATGGCATTAAGACCAGATAGAAATGAACACTTGACTGATCTTAGCTTCTTTATGAATGAGACTGCTGAGAGAGGTGGTATTGTGGTTGCAAGCACCCAAGCTTCTGGAGCGGCGATGGACGATTCTACCGCTGCTGTTAAGTTTCCAACAGCACTTACTGATAGACCTGTAGGTCTTCTACTTAACGATGTTGTTAATCTAGACCTTACTAGACAGCATATTAATTATGCTAAAGATGAAGTTCAAAAAGGTAGTAAGGTATTGGTGTTGCGGGTGGGTACTGTGGTAACAGACCAAATTTCTGGAGCTATTACTATGGGTGATGCGGCACACTTTGGTATTGATAATGGTAAATTGCAGTCCGCAACTGCTGATAGTACTAGTATCGTAGTTGGTCGGTGGCTTTCTAAGAAAGATGCCGATGGTTACGCTAAAGTCGCAATTAACATTGTATAACATATAAAGGGAGAGTATAATATGTCTCAAAAAAAATATTTTGAACCTACTCAAGAAATGAATGAGCTTCTCACTAGAGCTGGCTCTATGAATCGAGAGGAGTCTCTTGCCGCTACTCGTGAGTTGGCTAAAGCGCTTGAACTTCCTCTGCGTAAAGGAGTTATGAGTGGTGATATTCTTGATGGCATTTTTGAAGCTATTAGTTTAGCTCCGGGTGCTACTTCTGAATTTCCGCTCGACTTTTTGTCTCCGGGTACTGAAAAGGAATTTGTAGCTTATACGATTCCTAACCACGGTCGTATTCCAGAACGACATGTGGAAGGCGACTATGTCATGGTTCCTACGTATGACGTTGGTGCATCCATTGATTGGTTGTTAAAGTATGCTCGTGATGCAAGATGGGATGTTGTTGGTCGTGCAATGGATGTTCTCCAAGGTCAATTTACTAAGAAAATAAATGATGACGGATGGCACACTTTGATTTCTGCTGGTGCTGATCGTAACGTTATGATTTATGACGGAGATGCTGCTGCCGGTCAATTTAGCAAGAGACTTGTTTCTCTCATGAAGGTCATTATGAGACGAAACGGTGGAGGTAATTCTACCTCTATTGATCGTGGAGAGTTGACTGATCTGTATCTTAGTCCTGAAGGTATTGAAGACATCCGTAATTGGGGTGTTGATGAAGTTGATCCTGTAACTCGACGCGAACTCATCGTAGCTGATGGTGGACTGATGACAAGAATTTTCAATGTCAATCTTCACACATTGGATGAGCTTGGTGAAAGTCAAGAATATCAGAATTTCTATACCAGCGACCTTAGTGGTAGTCTTCCAAGCACTAAGACAGAGATCGTCGTTGGTCTTGACTTACGTAACCGTGACAGCTTTGTTATGCCTGTTCGCGCTCCCGTTGAAGTTTTTGAGGATGACACTTTGCATCGTCAAAGACGAGCTGGTCTTTATGGCTGGGCTGAACACGGTTTTGCAGCTCTCGACACTCGACGAGTCTTGCTAGGAGCATTTTAGGTAACATCATTAGGTTACGAACTGAATATCCGGTGGTGGCACATTGCTGCCACCGGATTTTTTATTACGATCTAGAATAGAGGAATCATGTCACATCCCATAATTAGGTTTCTAGATCGCGCCAAAGAGACCACTACCACTACTAGCACAGGCCCTATAACTTTGGGAGGGGCTGTAGATGGATTTGTACGTATTACAGGTATTGGTGATGGAAATTCTACTTACTATACTATCGAGGAAGCTAATAAATTTGAAGTAGGAATAGGAACGTATAGTTCTGCTGCAAATACATTATCAAGAGATGAAGTATTTATCAGCTCAAATGCTGGTAATAAAGTTAATTTAGGTGGTAGTGGTACTGTCTTTATTACTTATCCTGCTGATAAGGCAGTTTTTAAAACTTCTGGAAATTATGTTGGAATTGGAATAGATCCGGAATATCAATTACAGGTTAGTGGTACGGGTTCTTTTGATACTGTCAGATTTGCTGACGGAACTACTCAAACCACATCTCAAACCTCAGATATAAATACAATATCTGGTTTGGTAGTTACTAATACAACCAGTATTGCTACAAATACAGGAGATATAGCTATACTTTCTGGATCAGTAGCGACTAATACAACCAATATTTCTACTAATACCTCTAACATTCATACAACTGGAACATATAATTATTCAGCAATTCAAACAGTATCTGGTCTATTACCAAACATTGGTTCGACAACAATATCATGCAAGGGAACTCAAGCAGCTTCTGGTTTTCAGACTATGTATGTGGGGTATGGACTTCAGTTAGACACTGCTGGTGAAGCAGCTTCTGGCGTATATGATTCAGCCGTTGTTACAATTTGTGATGAATCTGATTTTGTTCCTAAAGGAAATTCTGGAAGTCTTGCGTTTTTTAACGATGCAGGACGTAAGGTGGTAGGAACCACAGGACTTATGTACTACAACAGTGGTATTAATACTGTATATTATTTTAGTAATGCTAATTCCGGTGATTTCAGAATGAAATTTAATTCTGCTGCCGGTATTACTCCTATAACTTTGAGAGTTGATGAAGGAACTGATAGTCACACAGGAACAATGGTCTCCTTTGAAGGATCAGAAGGAACGTTGTTGTCTATGGTTGATAATGTCTCTACTGGAAGCTTATTTACTGTTTCAGATATAGCTGGCTTACCTCTTATAGAGGCAAATTCTAGCGGTGATGTAAAACTTCTTGAATATGGAAATGGTAGATATGTTGGAATTGGCACTGGAACTCCTCAATATAAATTAGATGTAAATGGGCCTGCTCATTTTGCTAGTGGTGTTAGTTTTGTTAATGATTTGTCATATGTAGATGTAAGTGGAAATGCTTATTTTCAAAATATTCTTGCAAATGGTAATTTAACGGTTAGTGGAACATTAACATATATAGATAGTACTACTGTTACTATAGCGGATAAGCAGTTAGAACTGGCATCAAATAGCGGTACTGCAATTGGTAACGATTCAGCTGTTGATGATGGTGGTATTGTGTTAAAGTCTACAGATTCTGATAAAAAATGGACTTGGCAGGATTCTACAGATGCTTGGCATTCTACAGAAAATATTAGTTTGGCATCTTCTAAGTCCTTGACTTTTGGAGATGGTAGTACTCAAACAACAGCAGCTACCGGAGCTGGTGCTGGTGTAACGATTGGATCAACGACGTTTTCATGTACATCCACACAAGCAGCAGCACCTTTTAATTCATTGTCTATATCGTCAGGATTGACTCTGGTGAGTGGTGTGGATAATAATTTTATTATTAGCGTTTGTACTACTGGAATTGACGTTGCTGCGATTAGCGTTGGAAGTAATTCAGTATTTATTGATGACAATATCAATATGGGTAGCGGTACTGTTAGTGGCGTTAGCACTGTGTATACTAGCGGAATGAATATGGATCCGTCTATTACTTATGAACCAGTGGTCACATCTGGTAGTGGAGAAGTTCCTATTTCTACTGGCAGTTTTACGGGGGTGGCTATAGATCTTAATAGTTCGAGCGGAATACGTTTTACAGCGGCTAAGAGTTCTTTTCGGGGCGGTAGTACAGATTTTTGGAATCCTGTCTCGATGAGACAAGGCAGTCTCTATTTTGACAATGCCCATGATGGTATTAGATTTGGTGATAATACATGGCTATTGACTTCTCCAACTGCGGCTGACGGTTGTTGTACAACTAATACAGCTAATATAGCAGCTACAGGTGCAACATTATTATCAAGCTCTTCTACCAATACTTCTAACATTACAACAATTGAGACTTCTCTTGCAGATATAACTGGTTGTGGTTTAAGTTGCGATGGAGTGGCTGGTAGTTGGAGTGTGCCGGGGTCCATCAATTTTAGTGGTCCGTTTTCTAACATAGTAGGCTGTAACACCCTATTTACAGATCTGGTCGCCGTGAACAACAGTATCTACTTTAAATGTGGAGACGGGTCGAACGCTCGTCTAGCATGTACTGGAAACGGTCATCTTAACATTGAGACTGGTAACGTATACATTAACAACACTTATCAAACAGGTGTTTTTTACGATATTGATGTTGAGAACAATGCCTATTTCACAAATATAGGTATTAATCAAACTAATATTCTAGCTTTGTTAGATATTCTTGCGATTAATATTACCGACATCGACATTAGAATTCAGGCCATACTTAATCAGACTGCTGCGTTCTTCCAAATTGTTAATGTTGGCGGTGATACTATTTATGAGATAGATTCAGACGCCAATGTGAACGTTAGTGGAGATATAAACGCTAGTGGTAATATCATAATGGATTGCACCCATGTTAGTGGGGTAAGTGGAATAACTTTTTGTGACGGTTCTGAGATTGGTAGTGGATATGCTAATATTACTGGTGTGCTAACAGCTAATACTGGCATTGTACTTCAACGTAACATTCCCGTAACTACGACTGACAAGCTATACAATGTTGGTGGCTCGCTTTACTTTAATGGCTCTGCTATTGATAGTACAACGCCTATAGCTACTGGTGCAAGAATTGATGCAAATACAGCGAATATTCACACTACGGGTGCGACATTAGTTATTGGCACGGGTCTAAATCGTGGTTACATTCACGCAACTGGTGCAACGAACGCTGCTCTTATTGCTACCAATACGACTAACATTACCAGTAACGCGTCCAACATTCACACTACAGGTGTAACGTTAATTGCTGGCACGGGTCTAAATCGTGGTTACATTCACGCAACTGGTGCAACGAACGCTGCTCTTATTGCTACCAATACGACTAACATTGCTACCAATGCGTCCAACATCCACACTACGGGTGTAACGTTAATTGCTGGCACCGGCTTGAATCGTGGCTACATCCACGCTACTGGAGCGACGAACGCTGCTCTTATC